GGTGAAGTTTGATCAAACCGTTTGATAGTCATCATTTCATCGTCAGCAATTGTCATAAATCTTGACCAGTCTGCAAGATAAACAGGAAACTTGCCTGAGCCTGCGACGCTCATGTACGGGTTAGGTACAACACGATGACCAAAAATATACACCGCTGCGCCACCGTCATCGTCGCCAACCTCAATAAAATTGTTAGCTGTGCCTGACACTTTTAATTTCCGCAATGCGCTAATAGTTGTCGGGTGCATCATGTAAGCAGTGAATTCTTTATGCAAATACTGTGGCGGTAAAGATGCTTGCAAATTAACTAAGTCGTCGTAAATAACCGCGCTTGCTGTTGCTTGTGTGACTTGTAAGACAGTATGCAGGCCGTTCGTAATTGCTGACCCACTTGTACCGAATGCGGCTGCGCTTGTTGAACCAGGATAATAATTTAAACCACGCAGGCCCTCAGTTGCACCGTAATTCACAGTTGTGCTTCCAGCTTGATCGTTGTTAAACATCATTGACAAGGCTTCTTGCTGAGAAAACTCAAACATTAAATCGTCAACAATCGACTCTTCAAGTCCATCAATATCTGATAGAACTGCTGTGCGAACTGGAACACCTGCGTTTATTGAACGTGTGGGCAATTGCCAAAATGATGTTGCAATATTTGGCGAGCCTGCATTGTTATTTAGCGGGTATCCCCACGGGTTATTTGATGCATTTTCAATTAATGTAGCGTTACCCGTTTTAACAACAAAGGCTTGTTCTGAGCCTATACCGGCAATAAGCCGAGCACCTTTACGCAATGGGTTATGCTCTCGCGCAGATGCAAAGGCAACGTCATATATAACTCGACCACCTACATTTTGCCCCGAGCCAGTAAGAGATGATGCCTCTTTTAAATTAACAGTGGCTTCGCCTTCGGTGAGGGCTTTCTTTACTGATTCAAGGATTAAGCTCATAGTCTTTGTCCAAATAATTAAAGTGAGGGAGAGGCTTTACGCCCCTCCCGTTCTTACTTAAGTAGCTGTGCCGGTGCTACGGTAGCGAACTATTGAAAATGGGTCAACAACAGAAGTTGCTAAACGCTTTTCACCGTAAAAAGTAATAAAGCCTGGCAATGTTTGATCGTACCTACGCAGAATCATATTTAAACGATCAACGATGGTAAACCCTTTTTGAAAGTCGCCAAAATACATGGGGTACAAACTAGTTGTGCCAGCCGTACCCGTTGCCGATTGACTTGGCAAATCGAGGTAAGTACTTTCAACAACATCGTAGCCAAGCATTGTTCCAATCACGCCATCAACCGATAAACCCATATTGCGGTTAAAGATTGGTGCGCCATTGCCATCAACTAGACCACGAATTTGCGACATAAAAGTTGAGTTAACCATGAACTTAGATGTCGGCACACGGTACTGCGGCTCTAGTGCAAACATAAAGTTAACTAGGTCTTTATACGTCACGTTAGAAGCACCAACTGTATTAACGTTTGAAGTTAACTGATCGTAAGTTGCAAGACTATGCAAACCAGCACTTGAACCTGTGCCACTTGAACCGAACGCTGCAACAGTAGTTTTGCCACCTGCATATGTAGCTGCTGCGCCTGCGTACTGATTTAAACCGCGTAGGCCGTTAGAGCCACCGTAAGGTAAGCTGGTTGCACCTTGATCGTTGTTTTGAATCATTGAAAAGGCTTCAGCTTGGCTAAACTCAGCCATCATATCGCTAACAACATTTGATTCCAAACCGTCAATGTCGTCAAGCGCTGCGGTACGAATCGGGAACTGCACGTTTAAATCTTGCAATGTCAGTTGCCAAATGTTTGTACTTACAGTGGTCGTTGCACCGTTGTTTTGAATTGCATAACCCCATGCTGCGCCAGTGTTGCCTGTCTTAGCGCGGAACTGGTAAGTAGAGCCATCAGTAGCAACGGCACGTGCACAACCTCGCATTGGATTAGCTAAACGCAAAGCAACGAATACAGGGTCATAGCCTGTGCGACCACCAACACCTGCGCCACCGCCCGTTAAAGCTGAGGCTTCTTTCATGTATGCGTCATATTGTGACTCATCTTCAAACATAATTAATTCTTTTTCAACTTTTGCGCCTGATTTATAGAAGTTACTAATCTGCTCTTTAACTGAACGATTAACTTCTTGCGTAATAGTTTTATACGTTTTGATAACCGCAGGTGTTTGCATTGATGCAACCTTAGCTTCTAGTGCTGCAACCTTTTCCTCAAAAGATGATCGAGCTTCTTCTACCGCTGCGATGGCTGAAACTTTACCCTCTTCAATCTTGGTGATTGTGTTGGCTTCGATTTCATCTAATTTTGCAATGATTTGTTCTGACATGATTATTTCCTTAAATGCGTTTTGAAAGGGCTTTCATTAACTCTCGTGCTTCTAAAGCAGCGATTATTAAATCAGTTTCGTTTACCACCGCGTCAGAATCACTCTGTGCCGGGGCTTTTTGAATAGGCTTAGTAGCATCACGCTGTTCTAAAACTTTCTTCAAAATAGAAGACGCGGTGGTCGCATCTTTTTTGGACAGGCCTGCATCACGCAAGACCATCTCAATTGCTCGAGGGTTGGTTTTTCCCTCGTCATCAAAATATTCTAATGTTTGTATGCTTGCTTCTAAATTGTTCGGGTACATAACAATTGACACTTCGCGTAGACCACCTTTGATGATCTGAAAATAAGAATCCATTTCCGTATCTGCTGGGTCAACTATGTCGCCCTCAGAATTTACGTAGTGCGCTTCTTCAGCATATGCGCCAACACTTACGCCACCAAATAAATTTGGGGATTCTTTTAAAACTTTATACATGTCCATGCCGACAGAGGTTTCTATAAACAATCTGCCGTTTGCGGTCATGCCTTCTTTATCAAAGGTAACTGATTCCCATTGACCAACAGGCATACCCATGTCGTTATGGTTTAAAAACATTGGCATCGGCTTGCCTGCATCTGCAAACTCTTTTGCCCAATCAGCAAAGCCCTCGGGCTGGTAATTAAACTTGCGCCCGTCTGCACCTTCTCTCGCGCCCCAAGTTGTTACACGTGCCTCAATTGTTCCTAAACTATGTATCGCTTCGTCTGCGTTTGGTTCTAACTGTAGTTTTGCCTCGCAAACTAGAGTGATATTTTTCATTGATTGCCCCAAGATTTATCGACTGGTCGTTATCTTGTATTGTGAGCAAATCTATTGTTTTCGGTATTTTAACACTAGGTGTCTTAATTTGCGAATTTAATAGATTATATATTGTTTTGTCAATCATATTATGTCGTGCCTATATTGCCTTTGCGCGTTTGATTGCCGCCGCCTCCGCCCGTATCCTGTGGCGAGCTACCGCTAACCGGCTCAAACTTTCCGCCCGTTGTAAGGTCATCGTACCCGTCAATTTTAGGCATGTTCATATACTCTCGACCTTCATTTTGGGTCATGATGCCTGCGCTAACGCCTTGTGCAACAAAGTTAATCTGATCTAACGCTGCGCCTTTTAGGAAGTCTTTAGTGTCAAACCGCACGACTAGATTTGGAAAACCTTTAAATAGATGACTGTTGAGTTTTTGCTCAATGTTGATAATCATCGGGTACATAGTTGCTTTGTAAAACTCATCCATCATCGTCTGGGTGTTGTTATATTTTTGGTCTGCAATACCTAACATGCTTGGTGGTACACCAAAAAGCCCACATATGCGCTTCATTGTTTGTTCTTTCAGAGCTTGAGTTTGCGTGTCTTGCAAAGTTAAAACATCTAGCGGTTGGTACTTCATACCTTGATCTAAAAGCATACCTTGACCAGGCTTGGATTGATCTGTTGATCTGCTACCCGTCATGCTTGACCATGCTTCTTTAAGTCGCGCAGCAATTTCTTTGTACTTTGCGTCGGGTATAACTTGCTCGGTTACAAACATGCCGGAAGGTTTTGCACCGTTTTGCATGATGAAGTTTGCGTATAAATCAATGTCTTGATCAAGCGCAACAAGCTCGGTAGCCAATATGCCCTTATTAAAACCCGCGCTACCTTGCCATGCAGCCTCTTTAATGTGCATAACCTGGTGAGCGGATAACGGCTCGTTATGATTAAACCCGTAGCTCGGTGTAGAAAGTTGGTAGCTCGGGTAACGCGCTTCGGTCAGCCGTGCGCTGATTAAAGTGCTGTCAAGGTTATACATTTCAATCGGTGTTTGCAAACTGTCATCTTGCTTGGCACGCCACCACAAAGTGAACGTTTCACCTGACAGGTCTTGCCACAAACACCACTGATACCAAAATTCGTATTGACTTTGAAAGTTATTAGGACAGCGCAGTAAATTTAAAACTTGCTTGGCCTTGGCTTTGTCACGCACACCTACTTTTGACGATGCCAGCGCGTCGACAAATGTACCGTCATCGGTCTTGGTCATTATGCTTATAGGTAGTTGCGCTAACGCACGAGCCTTAACGCCACATGCCGCCATCACCGTTGAGTTGCGGGTGAGCATAGACATATCAACCACACGGCCTGCGGTCGTGGCACTACTGGTTGTTACATAGAGTAGCTGTTGGCTTACTGTTTGCTTGCCGTTTGCGCCTTGGTAAAGTACGTTGTTGCCAAGCTGAGTTTGACCGAATAGCGTATTAGCTTCTAATTGAGTTGGTTTTTTACTTTTGAATATATCAAAAACGCCCATGCTTACACCCAATAAGATAACAATTGTTTATCAATTTTAAACTAAAAACTACGAAAACCAAAACTATTTGAAAAACTTGGCGTGTCAAGGCTAGAGTGCATAGCAATTATGAGCGCAATTATCCCATCGACTTTTGCTGCTTTGTCCGCTTCGTTTTTGCGAACTTTAATATTACTGTTTACGTCAGTATAAACCTCACAGTTTCCTAACTGCCAACCTACGAACGGATTACCGTCATGCTTGATTTGATGATTAAGTATTAACTTTTCTACTTGTTTACTTGGATTGTTTAAAACAGCCATAGACTGCCCTACCTTCTTAACGGGTATACCCGCTTCATACAATCGGGAAACTAGCGCAGCGGAATTATAAGAGTCA